ACAGATGTGCACACAATTTGTTACATAAGCAATGCTAATGTTACCGCTCGTTGCTACGCAACTCGCTCTAATTGTGCGCAGTTGTTAACACATTGCACGTGTAATCATGCCACTATGTGTAACATAGCGAGCGAAGCGAGCGAGAATGATAATCATTATCACTCTTGCTATTGAGAGTCATTCTCATTTGCTGGTGCTCGTTTCTCAATAAGGATATAACAGCACAACATATGCTGCTAAGTATAAAGAAAGCGAGCCGAAGGCGAGCGGTAGCAAGGGATCTCACCCCCCTAAGGGGTAATTGCGAATGATTCTCAATAAGATATGCCTTCAGACATTTATTTTATTTTTTTGAGACCACTTCTCACTCTTCTTGATAATCTTAACTGCTTTCTCTCTAGATACACATTCTTGTGCTTTAGTTTGCAGTTTCAGCAGTTTTCTCTCGGGCTTGTTCAATAATAACGTATTCTAAGTTGTCAGATAAGCGGTTATAAGTATTAACTACACATATCTGTCCAATCACTACACTCAATGTAGCTACAGTCCAGAATATATAATAATACCTTTGTTTATGTTGTGGTGGTGCAGTCATAAGTATAATAGGGATGGTAATAGATGAATTAGACTCCGCTCGCTTCGCTCGCTCCGTGATGGGTTATGATGTATCATCAAGTACCATCAAGTATTAAGTATATTAAGAAAGGAGGAGGAGATGTCTAAAAGACATCGAATCCTCCCTTGGGGAAGAGAGTCCACCCTTCTCTCTCCCTGTATAGATATGTTATGTTCAGATCCAAGTAGGGACGGTCTTTTTACCTACCTTCCCTCTAGCTTGAATTCTTTGATTTAGATCCATACCTAAGACCATATGGTTAGCGACAGTTTGGGGATCATCTAGCCATGTGTCTAGGATGTCTTGCCAGTCTTCACGTTTTCTTGTTTTAATAGATTCTAGAGCTGATATACCCATTGCATCTGTGAAATACTTGACGCCTTGGGCCAATGAGTCCAATCTGTCATCGTGTTTAACAGCTCCTTTTTCTCTACACATTCGCGACATCTGATAAAAAAGCATATACTGAAGACGTAGTTCAGGAGCTTCATCTTTATTGGATTTGTAATCCCAATCAATAACCGACCTATCACATATAAGACGATGCTGATTAAGAACTGGCTCCAACGAATCAATGATTCTATCTTCCTTTCTGACATTAGCTCTAACTTCTTCTACATCTATAGCTTGTTTAGTCTGTTGAAGGTGTTTACGGAATAGTTCTGAAACTATACCATCACCAAAGTTTGTCTCAATAACTAATTTAGTAACATTATATTTTTTACAACCTCGTAGTATATCTAAGAGAGTGCGGTCACTGTATCCGTCTCTATAAGCTCGCATTTCATGGAGGTAAAGGAATCCATTCTTTTGGGATATAAAGGCGGCAGCTGTCTCATCTGTACCTCTTCCAGAGGGATCCACACTACAAATTGTTTCTTGGTAAGGTGTCCATTCTCCTTGTAATTGCATAGGAGAGTAAAAGTAGTCTCCAGGGAGTCCAACTGTCGGGAGGTCTTTGATGACGTTTTGCGGGTCGGAGCACCATATGCAATTGTCGGGAGCCGTAGTAGGATTAACAGAAGTGACAACCAGATCAGCCATTTTAAGAGGAAATTTCTCTGCATCACTTAAACTTGTGTCTAATTGGAATTGCAACATATAGTTGCTACGACCCATTGAAGCTTCACGTTCCAATAGGTCATCATGATCAAATCTATCTGGGTCTGTAACAGCCCAGGGTTCAACACCAGAATCAATATCTTCTACTATTTGAGGAGCGAGGAGTCCTTCGTACTGACTAAGTTTGTTGTTTCTTGGGTATCGACTTGGCCAAACGAATGGACGGTACGAGCGCTCTGCCAACTTACGATAAACAGTAAAAGTAGTCTGAGGAGTCCCGAGATACATAATACGGCTATCGCTTTTGGGGGTAAGAATTGACTCTGCTTCCGTGCAAAGTTGAAGTAATTTTTCACGCATCAGCTCCGTCATGGAGTTTCCAGGAACCTCTATATCGTCCAGAATCATCAAATCCGCTCTTGATCCAGTCAACTGTCCTGTAATACCAACCGACTTTACGGATGGTGCCTGGTGTGGACTGCAGTTCACGTCGAATGAAATACGGGACCACCGAGCTTCGTCGGATTTTGGACGTAAGTGATTTAGCCATGGGGTTTCAATGATTAGTTTTTGTAAGAAGATAGACATGTTGTCTGCTCTCTCTTTAGAGGCAGATATAATCATTATCTTTTTCTCTGGATCCCGGAAAAGAGTCCAAAGAACAAACGCTCCAGTAATCCATGATTTACCAACACCACGGAAGGCTTGGATCTGGAGACGTTTCGGACCATGTTGTAAGTAGTCAGCAATTGAGTACTGTGCTCGTGTTGGATGAGGTAAGTCAAGTTGCTCCCATAGTGCTTGTAAGAATAGTTTAAAGTCCTCTTGGAGGGCGGTAACAACGTTATCCATGTATTATAATCTTACACTACCACCACTAGATGAACCTAAAGCACCTGCTACTGCAGATTTAATTGGTCCACTTCTTCCTCTACCTGTTCCTTTAGGAGCAGACCCTTTAGAAATAGTAGAAGGTGTGAATGGAAGTTCTTTTTTCTTCTTGGTACTCTTTTGTTTAGTTATCTTTAAGCTTTGAGCAATAGCAGGAGTAGAACCACTTTTAGAATCCCATTGTGCTTTTGTTTGCGGATCGTCTGAAAACCAGAAATTCTGAGCTCTCTTTGCGTCAGTGTTCTGGTCTGCAGCTCTCTTTGCGTCAGCGCCTGATTGTCCAATGACATGCTTCATTATCGAAGGATCTCCTCTAAGCGTTCTTCTTCTTCCCATGATGTTTATTTAGTATAAAGAACCTAATCTTTGCATTTGTAATTTTGCTAGTGTTTGATTTTCATCAACCCTAGGTTTAATAAGTAAATTTTGTATATTATCTTTTGCATGACCAACTAGGCCTTGACCTGTTGTAGCTTTTGCATATTGGTTTGCAGTATCATAAGCAGTATAGGCAAGCATGCCCCAACCAAGAACAGGCACAGCAGCTCCAATAGCACCTCTTGCACCAAGTCCTAGACCGCCTCTTATTAAACTTTGTTTTAAGAGACCTTTACCTGCTTGTTTTATAGCAAGTTTACCTACTCCTGTCTGAGCAACTTTTGATCCTACATGACCAATACCACTCATAGTTGCACCAACACCAAAATCTGTAGCTGTAGCAATGCCTAAGTCTTTAAGGTATTTCTTATCACCAGTTTTTTGATACATACCTACTGCGTGACCTTGTTGGCCACCTACAAGAGGATTGGCAACAACCTTAGGAGCATGGGTAAGGATTCTACCAAATACATTAGCTTGTCCTACTTTTTTTGCACCTATACCTAATACATTTTTTACATGTTTAATTCCTATACCTGGAGCTTTATAAACGGCTTTACCTGGTCTAGTTACTGTTGCAATATCACCAGGTAGTTTAGGTGCTACTCTACTTTGAGACAGTATCTTTGCCTTATCAAGAGCAGCTTCTCTGTCTACCTTACTTATTATACCTTTTTGTTCGATATCATGTGGAGAACCTTTACCTAATTTTTTAGTTAAATCAGGTTCAAGTTCTACTCGTCTAGTTAATTCAGTAACAGCATCATCGATGTTTTTAAATTTACCACCTTGAAGTTCCTTCTGCCAAGATTTTAATTTTGATGTCATCCTGACTGCTTGATCACTTCTACCTTTCTCTACTTCTAGCCAAGGTTTAGATAATTCTACTGCTTCTTCAGGAGTTTTTGTAGCTAATAATGCTGGTATTTTAATACCACCTGTTCCACCTGCGTGAGCTGATCTATCTAAAAGTGCTTTTTCAAGTCTATCAAAGCCAGGTGTTTTTTCAGTTATACCAGCCTCTCCAAGAATACCTACTATACTTTTAGCACCTTTAGCTGTAGTGGAATAAGGTTTATGAGTAATAGGATCGACACGGACTATACCAAGATCACCTGGATTATAACCCATATCGTTTAAACGTCTAACATACTCACTCCACCATTCAGGGTCATTACGAGCTTTTACTGTTACAGCTAAATCTCTTAAACCTGCTAAATGTTGATGGTGACCTACTGTAAATTGAGCATCACCAGCTTTTATAGCTTTTGTATAGTTAGATAATCTACCTTCAAAAAGACTTAATCGTTTAGATAAATCTGATCCAAATAAATCAAACTTCTTACCTACTACACCTCTTCGTATAGTAGCCTCATTTGATTTATGAACACCTTCGAATAAGTCCTTAAATAAACCTTCATCTACTAAATACTTCTCTCTACCTTTTGCAGTAAGTAATTCACCTAAAGATCTATTTAAGTCTCCAATTTCATTAACTATGTCCTGCTTTACTCTATATAAAGTATCGTTACCATACTTAACTTTCTTTAGAATTTCATCTAGTTCTGAAGCTTTTAACCTACCACCACCTGGTTTTTGATTATATTGAGCTACTATTTTCTTTATCTCTTCTTGAATTTGAGGTACTTCTGCAAGTCTCTGTCGGATTAATTGTATAACAGCTTCTGTGAGATCTTCAGCTTCTTGAGCAGCTATTTTGGCAACATTTTTACCAGTAACGATTTTGTGTGTCTCCAAGCCCATCTATATTACCTCCTACGCTCTGTTAGTTCTAGGTAAACCAGCTTTACCATTATAATCATTTCTCAATCCTTTTACTGCTTTCGTAGCTGCATTTTTAGCAATCTTTTCTTCTTTTGACTTTTGTTTCTGTTTCTCTAGTTGAGGATTAATTTTTACCCAATCACCAGCTGCATTTTTTCTATACGTTATACCATCTACAATCTTCTCATCTTTCTTTTTGCCTGGAACAGGTCTTTTTTTAAAAGCTTCTTTATTAATAGAAGGGTTAGTTGCTACCATAGTTACTTACGTTGTGCTCCGCCTCTTGCGCGGTTTTTCTTAACTGATTCTACCTTCATAGTAGGGTGACTTACATCACCTCCACCTTTACCCATTATTTTTAAGTCTCTACGACGTTGAGCTAAGTCACGTCGATACTTTCTTTTTGTAGGTGTGTCATTACGTGCCGTCTCATCTTGGACGTGTTTACGTCTTGACTTTTCATTAGCACGATAGAACCGCGCTGTGCGTCCAGGGTTAGACACCAACTTTCTGGCCATACATCCTCCGTTGGATTAGTTCTGGATTTACTTTAGGCATAACTTGAGCTAATTTATCTAAGGCACTGCCTTCATACGCAACACCGCTGATATCATTGGTCTTCAGCCATTCACATGCTGCTTTTAAATCTTGTGTTGTAGCCTCGCCACTTTTCACCCTTTTCAGGAATTCTGTTGTAACGAGATTATGTAATTCATTGAATTGGGTTTCAGTGGCT